CCCTTTACCAGAACCCCGCCTCTCATTCTTACTTTTCCAGGGGTGGTAAAATATGGAGAGAACGGCCCTGTGAATGACCAGTAGTAATCTTCTGGCAGATGTTTGGTAACATCCGTCCCTGAAGTTATCTTTCCAGCACTCACCTTGACGGTATAAAGGACATTATAGAACAGTTCGCCACTTACTGGCCAACTGACATATTCATTCTGAATTATTGGGATACCAACGGTCCATGTATCTGCCGGTTCGCCCAAAGGCCTATCAAGCCTTTCTGTTGTGACAGATATGGCATCGATCCCAGCTGTTACTGTCTGGTCAAATCTGACAGTGAGTGCTGCTGGCATTGTTGCCAGTTTGTCCTCATCGTCAGGATCTGTAGACATCACGTTTACAAAAGATGAAACGGGACCATATGTCCCAAGTTCACTGGTTGTCGAGGTATCGATGATTGGGGTTGGTACGATATCCACGCTGCGCTGCGTGCCAGTCCTGAAATTGACTGTCTTATTCCTATCAAGAACGGAACTGTCAGTGGACTGGATGCCGGTATTCATTGAATCATTCACATTGTAGTCACCGAGAAGCATTAACTGATATAATGTGTCCGATTCAAGATCGCCGCTTGGATTTATGATTAATTGCCTATTGTTGGCCGGATTTATAAGAAGGTTAACGGGAACACCAGAATAGCCTGGTATTTTATAAAGTTTGACAGTGGCAGCATTTACGGTATTGGGGGCAAGCAGTTTGTCGAATGTGACAAGCATGTCGGCGTCACGTAGCACGTTTGTCTGCGCATCAACCGGTAACGTCTCCAATACCTGCATTATTGTTGCCATTTGATTCTCCTTATTCTGCCGAAGGTGTTCCTTTGATTACCCCTTTTCCTTGACCCTCGCTGACTTCAGCAATGATTTCTCCGTCCTTCTCCACGGACTCTTCAATGCCGCTGATACTGTCAAGCCTTGCGGTTATCGCTGCAATGATGGTCGGTCTTGGTTTCCTGACAGCATTCTTACCTGATTTCTCAAGTTTCATCGCCATCCTGAGTATTGCAGCATCATTCACAGTATTGATGGATCTGATGGCATTCTCTGCCGACATCTTCATAAGAAGTGTGGCTTTTTCCAGCGCCATGGTCTCCTCTGATTTCTTGTTAGTCAGGTCGATGACTTCAACTTTCTGCATGCTCTGTTCTGGCGCACTTTTGAGCTCTATCAGGACGCCTGTCCTGATGCCTCTCATGACTGTCTCGTAGTTCACGGTATCCTCGGTCTCTACGTAACCTGTCGTCCTAGCTTTGCCCTTCTCATTGGGGAAAATGCTTAACGCAATGGATCCATCGAACGTTTTCCACATAGCCTGTCTTGGCGCCAACGCAAAATGGATACCTTTCTTCTCTGTAGCCATATATGTTCTCCTTTGATATAGCGGAAAGGGAGAGGTTACCCTCTCCCTGTCTGCCTTTGTCTTGTCTACTTAACTTTCAATTACACTGAGCCAGCAATGGGTGAATAACGTGTGAGTGGGTCCAATGTAACGTTATTGGCGTTCTGGAACACATAGTTCCTGCTTACGACAATGTTCTTTGCGATTCTGATTGACTTACCCTGATTGAGGATACCGATACCAAAAGATTCCTTCATGCGGATGTATGTCTGTTCCTTCATTTCAAGGTCAAACTGATCCACGATTGGGTCATCTTTACGGAACACGATTCCACATTCCCCGGCCTGGGCGAAGATAAGGTCTGTCACATAGTTCTCACCGACTTGGCGGATAGGAACGAATGGGGAGACAATGATCGTCAAAGGTGTTGGCCAGATTGAGGGCTTAATGTTCATTGTAGCGCCATATGCCATCATTGATCTGGAGAAAGGATCCGGGAAGAACTTACCGTTGGAAGGATCCATTGTAGGATTACCATTTCCCTTTCCGTAAGTCAAGCCAAGCCCATTGGGTCCTTCAAGGACTCTCATCCTATTGAAAAGACCACCCTGGGGTGGGCGCATGGAAACCACTGTATTGTTGGACATGATGATCTCTTTCATCTCGGGATCAACCATGAACATTTGCCAAGCAAAAGGATGCATGATGATCGTATCGAGCGTGTAACCATCGATCATGGCAGTAGTGTACAGTTCGAGCATGTCATTCACGGACATGGATCCGTTCTGGACTCCGTCAATACCACGGCCAGTAGTTGTCTGAATGCCGCGGTTTCCAAGGGAAGCGGAAGTAGGAGCAGCATTGTTGAACTCAACAATACCATATTTCAGGATATGATCCCAAGACATTTTCTCCCGGTTTCTGACCATTGCATTCCGTGCCTTTCGCAACCACATACCAACGATGTCAACGAGGTTTTCCTCGAGAACTTCGTTAGCGATGCGGACAGCAAGGCCATATTTCTGAACTTGGGCCTGGATCCTGTAACCACCTACACCAAAAGTGAAGTTTGTTTCAGGATATTCGCCATCTTCGCCTACTGTTCCGACGTTCAACTCGCCGGCAGCTGTGAACTCGAAAGTTCCTGGGCGGGTAACCCCGACTTCTGTGAAGAGCGTGTTATAGATGGTGGCATCTGGTTCAATCTCATCGATGAACACTTTGCTGATAGATTCCTGTGTGAGAGGCACTAGGTCAGGTTTACGTAGAACATCCTGGATGTTATATGTCTGCCTATCGCCATTCTCGTCCACATAGTAAGATCTACCGGACATGATATCGCGGATTGTTCGATCCATCACCAGTTTATCGTCTGCTGAATAATTCATTCTTGTCCTCCTGGTATGTTTCTTGATTAGCTGACATGCAGGTTGATTCTGGCAACACCGATATAACCGCTGTTGACAAGAGTCATGATGTCTGCGAATGTTGGGCTTGGAATAGGTGTTGCCTTGTTTTTCAGGATCGTGTTAGCGATCATGAAGAGACGGAAAGGCAAACCATATGTGTCAGTTCCACCGACTGCGGAATCCTTGAGCACCATCACGAGCTCACTGAGATCCTTGGGGAACTTGTTATCGATGGATGTTACTCGACCGATATGCTGTACTGTCTTGGCAGTGGCGACACCTGCTGCTGAATCAACGACATATTTCCCATTACGGTCAGATTTGACAAACTGTCCGATTGATTTGGAAAGATTTGCTATTGTATCCACAAACATGAGCGGCATACCAAGTGCGATCAATGCGTTATAAGCGGTGCTTGCAGTTCCACCAATACCGGCATACCAGTCAAGGTCTGTCGGAAGGGCAAGTGTGGCGTCATATTCCGTTACGACATAAGGTACTTCAATGTACCAGTCAGTAAGGAATGAGCGGAACTTCTGGAGAGTATTTGATGTGAAGTTCAGGAACGTGCCCTGATCATCAACAAAAATATCCTCAGTTACAACGCCGATAGGCATGTTAGCAGCACGTGTAAAACGTGAAGAAGCAGTAACAACCGCTCCAGTTACGTCATAACGTGCAACTTCATCTGCATAAGCACCAGCTGTGTCAGCGATATCGAATGCATGATAACGATCCTGAGTATTAACGCCACCATTAGCGATCACTGCTGCAAGGTTCAATTTACCATATGCTTCGATTGCATCTTCGATTGGGCTCTGTAAGAGAGTTGTTCCATCATGTCCCATGCCATTTGCCACGTATCCAGCAGCAAGACCATTGGAAGTAGCCTCACCTGAAACGGGAACAGCTGTATTACCAAGTGCTCCTGAAAGGTTAGCTGCCGCCATACGCGTCTGCTGGTAGAAACTTGCCGACATGACTGGAAGCGCGGAGATTACAGTTCCGATAGGAATTGCAACCGGTCTGAGCATCATTGACTGGTCTTTGATGACACGGACTGTCGGAGTTGCCTTGTGGGCAATTATCGGATCAGCCGGACGTTCACCTTCTGAAATCTCGAATCCCCAGCGCATCTGAGTCGTTTTAAGGATCTCAGCCATCGCTCGCTGGTCGAGGTTCAGAAACTTGCCAGTGGTGGAAAAGTTTAGATTATTGAGTGCCATGTAATGTCCTCCTGGTTAAGATCTGGCGCTTACTTGCGCTTTTTTGTGATAGATGAAAGAATGGAAGATTTTGGCGCATCTTTCTTCCCATCATCTTTGACATCAGTGGAAGGATTATTAATCACTTCGGCTGCTGCAGACTTAGCTGCATCTTTGTTTTCCTGTGTATCCTTGTTCTCGGAAGCTGCTGAAGGTGCTGCAGGTGCTGGCTCTTCCTTCAGTTTGTCCTTGAGCATCTCTGTTACAGGATCTGCTTTGTCCTTGGCTTCCGCTTCCGCAAAGCTGAGTATGAGTTTCAATGCATCAATCGGTTGATCCTTGTACTCTTCCTTCATCTTTGTGAGCGCTTTTGCCTTGGATTCAGCATCTTTGGCTTCCAGATATTCCTTGGCCTTGGACAGCTTTGCGCGAACTACCGCATCAGCGATCTTATCGATCAGGTTACCTTTCACGGAAGTTTCAAGATCAGCGATCTTGGCTTCGAGGTTGGCAACCTTCTCCTGATGCTCTACTTCGAGTTTGTCCACATAGGCGGTGACTATACTGGAGCTTAGAAGTTCATCTTTTGTTGCAAAATTGAACGTCATCTTCTTGCCTCCATTTGTTGGAATTGTTTGGGCACTGTCCTGGCCGGTAACTGGTTCAGTTTGTTCATCGCTAGAATTGCAGCCCATACGTGTCGCCTTCTTATTGATACAGGTAAGTATCGAAGCCTTGGTGGATGCCGAGTAATTCGATCTTCCTAGTAACCGTCTGGCAGCAGTAACATGGGCGCAGTCAGGAACCGGAAAACTTCTATTTGGTCCGCAGAATGCGGAGGCAGGTAGGGTTTTCCGTTTCTTGGTTGAGAGTGCAGCATCTTCTAGGATGTCTAGTGTATCAGAAACTAATTCTGCCAGCTTCTCGACTGACTGTTTATGGTCGCCGGTCATAGCTGCCATGTCAAAGTTTTTGACACCCTGAAGTTCATCAATAACGGTCTGAACACTATCCATAGTCCCGTTTCTGAGCAGAGATTCGAGAATAGAGAGGGTTGCATAATCATTATTGATAATATCAGGACAATTGCTTGTGGGTGCTACTTTGTCACCTTCGGACGTGCCTGTATCGGGTACCTCGGCTGTCTTTCCCTGTTTAGGCTGTTCTGTCTCACTATCCTTCCCTGGAGAGGATAATTTGCAGAAGTCACCTATACATTTCGGTTCAGCCAGGATATCTTTCAGTTCTATATCTTCTCCCTTAAGGTTAATGACGGAAGTGCTGGTAAGAGCTTCACTGTCGCCTAGGTATATGCTGAAGTGGGAGTCGAGATCCTTCAGCTCCTGTCCTTTACTCATGTCAACCTGTTCCCAGTTGCCATCATCCTTATCGCCGATCATGACATGCGCCTTATTGATTGCGCCCTCGTCAGCTGGTATGCTTACGAATGAATATTCCTTATAAATCTGCCGTCCAACCTTATAGTAGCAGGCTGTTTTCTTACCATTTTCATCGTCATACATCTCTCCACGGTAATGTCGACATTCATCGTCCATCATGGGATTCTTTCCACAAATGGAACACTTGATATCTTCCGGAATGCCACGGGCCCGGATGGAAGTTGTTATGTATGTGCCGTCCATGATCTTCTCAATTGCTTCCTGATCTTTGATTACTGAGAAGACGGTGATATGGCCTTTTGGTTTTGTAAGGTTTGAAGCATCCTTATCATTCATTGCATATAGGACCGGGACCGCTTTGATAACCTGGCCAATAACATCCTTGACATCATCTGAATGATTGAGCATTACTGGTTTGAGATATGGCTTAGTGAAAGTCCTTGCATTTGCATCCAGATATTCCGGCATGTAGTATGCATAATTACCGTTCACATACCCGTAATGGGAAGCGTCAACCGCATTAAGTAGTACGGGTTTCTTGAACTTCTTTTTTAGCTGTTCGGCGAGTTGCTGGAGAACTGCATCATCCTGGGATGCATCAAGAATTTCAAGCTTTCCATTCTTGCTAATATAAGCAGAATTTGACCTGTCCATGACTACGATTTCTTGGATTTTCATAAGTCCTCCACTTCTCTTTGTATATTATAGTATTATCGCAATTATCAGTCAATTATGTATTGACAGCCCTGCCAGGCCCTGATTTTTTCACGAACTGATTGCTAGGCTGAATAACTGACTTTGAGTAGTTTGCTGATGCCTGCATCTTAGCCTGAGCTTCCGCATCTTTGGCTCTAGCCTGGATCATGGGAAAAGTATCATCTTCATCGCCTTCCGGAATGGCGTCCAACCCAAGCTCCCTTCTACATTCAGTCCTAGTCACCACGCCTTGCGTGAATTGGTTCATCACGTGGTTTTCCAGCTTGATCTTCTGATCAAGGTCTACTTCATAGAACCTGATTGATGGTATATTCTCTTCATCAAGAATCCAATCTAGAGGCGCACCGGCTTCCTGCAACATCTCTATCAACAGTTTCTGTATCTCGTTTGCAATGATGGATTGCAGTTCTATGGTCTTATCCTGTTTGATCTTGTCAATTATATCCGCAGAAGCCCGGGCAACTGAACCGTCTCCGGTCATGACATTGCTCAGCCATAATTGGGTGAATACCCTCTGTTTGAAATAGTTGAGATATGCTTCACCCTTTATGGCAGAACCTTCGGCACCAAGGACTTTTATTAGCGTCCTTTGGTCAGTGACAAGGAACCCATTGGATTCCATCTTCTGCATCTTGGCAGTAAGTGCGTTTATCTCTTCCTGTGTGCCTTTGCGTTTGTCATCTCCGATCATCGCATGATAGATAGGATGTCCATATTGGTATATCAACAATTCAACGTTCTCTTCTATGAGACGTAGAGCCTCTATATCCTGTAGTGCGGGATAGAAAGGCGGCATAGCCCACTTCTCACCGATGGAAGCGTGATACCTGATATGTATCATGTCATTCTCTTTGATCCTCACTTCCTTTTCTTCCAGATCGGATGAATAACCTCTGCGTAACGATACCATCTGGCTATAGGTGGATGAGCCTGCAGGAAAGTCATTCTCATAGAACTTGTTTCCCATATTGAAGATATTACCGGAGCGTAGGGCCCTATTAAAGAACGGCATACGTACATAAAGGAATGCTTTGGATTTATTCTCCCGTGTTACGATGATTCTACGAGGGTCTTCCGGATAGATGGCCGCTATTGGTTTGACTTCTTTGCCTGTAAATGTCTCATGTGTTTTGCCGCTTGATTGGTCTTCTGCCCTATATTTGGCAAGGAAAACATTCCCATAAAGGAGAAGACTGAAGAACATGGCCCGGTATAGCTCGGCATTGGAGATGCCGCTCATGATTTCAAATTCTTTGAATCGCTTTGAAAGGTATTTGATTACTACGTCATTCTTGGAATGGATATGGTACCCATTGCGCATCGCACTATCAATATAACTGTCAACCGTATACTTGAGGAAACCTTCTGCCGTATAGGCATGATACATATCCATCATATTCCAGGTATTCTCAAATAACCCATTGAATATGATTAGACGACGATTATTGGCCAATAGTTTAGGGACAGCGATACCAGCTGTCTTTGGGGCAAGATCTTCTATGATGTCGGGCAGAGAAGGATTCGCATTATGTTTCCTAACATCCATTATTCTTTTAGATGCAACTTTATCCATTCGTGCGATAGCTCTGTTTACTTTGGCGCGTACAAACGGTTTCTTGAAGGTCTGACCTATGGCTTCAAATATGTTCATCGGTTTTCCTTGCTAATATTCTATTGAGACTAGACGTTACCGTCAATTAAAGATATCCTTAGTGAGGTTTGTACGGGCTTCCGCAATCTTCTCTATGATGTGGGAGGCGCTCTGTGCACAGTTCAGGATTGGGGTATTTATCTCTGGTTTATCCAGATTCTGTGGATTACCAACACTACCTACAGGCTGGGTCCGATATAACGGACTAGTATCTACGGTATAAGTATTACCACCATGGCGATTGGTCCTGAAAAGGCGACTGTTGATGAAGTCTGGTTCTGGCCCAAATTGGGCATTTGGGTCAAGTACTGGTGGTGGAATTAGCCTTGTACCACCAGATGTGTTATCCCCTGATGCATGAGCACCTGCCGTTCCATGTGGATCGGCAGGG